GACGACTGTTAAAATATAACCCTCCAACAAACCAAAGAAACTCATGGCACTTGCACACTCCTATTCCTCTGTTAAAGACTTTGAAGGCTGTCCCCGTAGGTACCATGAGGTTCGTATCCTCAAAAAATTTAAATCGAAAGACACAGAAGCAACCATGTACGGCACTGCTGTACACAAAGCCTTTGAAGAACGTATCCGTGACAACACCCCACTACCTCAACATCTTGCGCACTACGCGCCATTCGTGGAACCTCTTACCAAAGCAACAGGAGAAATCCGGTGCGAAGAAAGAATGGCAATCCGCGCTAACTTCACCCCCTGCGAATTCTTTGACAAAGACGTATGGTTCCGAGGAATTCCTGATTACCTGTCGATCAACCGAGACCTTGGAATTGCAAGGGTAGTCGATTACAAGACCGGCAAGAACAGTCGATATGCCGACCTAGCCCAGCTTGAGTTGATGGCTGCAATGGTCATGACCCACCACCCGGACGTAAACCTCGTAAAAGGGGCGTTGCTATTCGTGGTGGCTGGGGATATCATCAAGACCGAGTTCCAACGCTCGGAACTGGCAACAATCCTGTCGAAGTGGGCGGGCAGGGCTGATGCAATCGAGCAAGCAGTAGTAGTGGGGGTATGGAACCCCCGTAGCTCCGCGCTGTGTAAATTCTGCCCAGTATCTACCTGTGAGTATCACCGTGGCAACTAAACGCAATTACGCCAAAGAGTACGCAAACTATCAAGGTACGCCTGCGCAACTTAAGAAACAATCCGAACGGCACAAGGCCCGCCGCGCCTATGAAAAGGCCAATGGCACCCTGCCGGACAACGTGGACGTAGACCATATTAAGCCCTTGAGTAAGGGCGGCGCGTCCACCAAGGTAAGTAACCTGCGGGCTCGTAGTCAGACCGCTAACAGAAGTTTCGCCCGTACCAAATCAGGTACGATAAAGTAGGCTAGAATTTAATCGCCGAGCAATCGGTGTCTTGTTTCTCCTTGACTTGCCGGGTAGTTTACTACCCGGCTATTTTTGTTTTTCTACTACTCCTATTATGCAAATTATTGACAATAAAGCCCTGCTTTTCAACACAAGAAAGTCCCAACAAATAACCGCACTCATCCCCAAAAGCAAGGTCATTGCACAGCAAGGGGACATAGACCGCGTGCTGGTTAACTGGGGGTTTGACGAAGTGCAACTCTTGCGCAATCTAGGCATCAAGGATGTGCCTAGCCCCATACTAGGGCGCTACCTGTGGCCCGGTATGTTCACCCCGTTCAACCACCAACGAACGACTGCGGACTTCCTAACACTACACCCACGATGCTTCGTGTTTAACGAGGCCGGTACAGGCAAGACCGGTGCTGCTGCGTGGGCTGCTGACTACCTGATGACCCAAGGTAAGGTCAAGCGTGTGTTGGTGGTGGGCCCTGTGTCCATCATGGAGACTGCATGGCGTTCTGATCTATTCAAGACAGTCATGCACCGCACGGTTGCTATCGCCCAAGGCACACGGCTCCAACGTCAAGCAGTAATTGCCAAAGGCTACGAGTTTGTCATCATCAATTTCGATGGCGTCAAAGTAGTTAACAAGGAACTGATGGAGGGCGGTTTTGACCTCATCATCGTGGACGAAGCCAACGCAGTAAAGAGTGTCGTTACTGATCGCTGGAAAGCCCTCGCCGCACTGGTGCGACCCAATACCCGCCTGTGGCTCATGACCGGCACCCCTGCATCCCAATCACCCATAGACGCATACGGCCTAGCCAAGCTGGTTGCGCCTGACTCGGTGCCCCGATTCATGGGAGCGTTTAGGGATAAGGTAATGCTCAAGATTACCGAGCACAAGTGGGTACCGCGCCAAGATGCCCAGCAGATCGTTCATCAAATATTGCAGCCTGCAATACGGTTTACTAAAGCCGAGTGCCTAGACCTACCTGACTTGTTGTATTCGACCCGTGACATCCCGCTGACAGCGCAGCAATCTAAGTACTATGACGCACTAAAAAAACAGATGATGACTATCGCAGCGGGCTCAGAAATTACCGCAGTAAACGCAGCGGCTACGCTCAATAAGCTGCTCCAAGTGGCGCAAGGTGCGGTGTATACGGATGATGGGAGCGTGGTCGAGTTTGATGTCAGCAATCGACTGGCAGAACTGATGAGCGTGATTGAAAGCACCGACAACAAAATCTTGATATTTGTACCCTACCGGCACACGCTGGAGATGCTGCGCGAGGAGCTAATCAAAGCAAGCTATTCGGTGGAGAGCATACAGGGCGGCATGCCTGCATCCCAACGGGCCGAGGCCATCAAGCGGTTCCAAACCGAGGACAACCCCCGCATACTTTTACTCAGTCCGCAGGCTACGGCCCACGGGATAACCCTAACCCGCGCAGACCAAGTTGTGTGGTGGGGGCCTGTATCATCTACAGAGATTTACTTGCAAGCCAACTCCCGTGCCCACCGGGCGGGACAGACCAACAAGGTCACGGTGACCCACCTACAAGGTAGTCCCGTCGAGCGGCGCATGTACGCTATGTTGCAGAGCAACATAGATTTACACCAAGGTTTAGTTGATTTGTACAAACAAGTGCTTGACGACTAAGTTAGACAGTGTATAATTTCACTTGTGGGAAAAGCGGATGCTAGGCGCGTTGCTACTTGGGGATGGATTCCCGACTAGTTTCAAACTTAGTGCAGCGAGTACCCACACCATTTCTATTCAACGTAAGTCACAGGAGAAACACATGGCAAATGCCGACCAACTTGTCGCGGTCTATATAAAGATACGTGACGCCAAAGACCTAAAAACAAAACAGATGGAAGCAGAAATTGCAGGGCTTGATGAGCAACTAGGCATGATCGCTGACGAGCTACTGGAAATCTGCAAGACAACCGGCCAAGACGGAGGTAAGACTTCGCATGGCTCCTTCACACGGACTGTCAAGTCCCGATACTGGACTAGCGATTGGGACAGTATGTACAAGTTCATCCGTGAGCATGATATGCCTGAACTTCTTGAACGACGAATCCACCAAGGCAACTTTTCGGATTTCATCAAAGAGAACTCAGACCTCATGCCTGCTGGTGTAAATGTCGAGGCTAAATACTCGATAACCGTTCGTCGTGCTTCAAAATAAACTTAAGGATTTTTATGAGCAACTTAACTCTTTTCTCTTCCGGTGAAAGCCTCCCTGACTACCTGCGCGATGTCGCAGACTCCACAACCAAAGACATTGCCGGTAGCTCGGGCGGCAAGCAAATCTCTATCAAAGGAGGTGTGTGGCGTATGGTTGTTGGCGGTGAGGAAGTCGCCAAGAATGAAGATCGGTCTATGAACTTCGTTATCCTTGCAACTAGCAAGGGCGTGTCCCGTACATACTACGAGGGCAAGTATGAAGAAGGTAAGGATGCCAAGCCAACATGCTGGTCTGCCGAGGGCACGGTGCCAAATGCAGAGGTGCCTACACCCCAAAGCGCGGCTTGCGCTACATGCCCCCAGAATATTGAGGGCTCCGGTGATGGCAAGGCTCGTGCATGCCGTTACAGCAAACGACTGGCCGTTGCGCTGGAGAATGACATCGGTGGCAATATCTACCGTCTGTCGGTTCCAGCTAAGTCTTACTTCGGTAAGGCAGATGGGGACAAGATGCCGCTGCAAGCGTTTGGTAAATTCTTGGCAGGTCATGGCCTACCGATTACTGGACTGGTTACTGAGGCCCGGTTCGACACTAGCGAAGCTGTGCCGGTCATGAAGTTCCGTGCGGTGCGTCCGTTGACTCGGCCTGAGTGGGAGATTGCCAAGGCCCAAAGCACTACTGAGGATGCCAAGCAAGCAGTGGAATTCAAGATGGTGCCAAGCCGTGAATCCACTACCCAAGCTGCGCTGCCTGCGGCGTTTGCTGAAGCTCCCGCTAAGCCTATGGACGAGCCAACCAAGCGGTCTAAAGCTGCTGCGGCAACTCCTGCGCCTACACCAGCTAAGGATGTGACAGCTATCCTCAACGAATGGACGGTGGATGAGTAATGGCCTTTGCTGCTAGAGGGCACACCACCCACTTCATATATCGAGTAGAACGCGCTGTGGTTCACCCCGCAGTGCGGCAGTTGGCTACCACTTGCATTTCCAAAGACGTTCCCGTAGTGGAACTCGCGGCATTGTTTGGGGTATCCCGTGCGACTGTCTACAACTGGCTTATGGGGGCTACGGTGCCGCGCTCTAAACAGCTTGAAGCTATGCCAACGATTACAGCCCGCCTTAACAAGCGTAAGTAATCCCAATGGTGGGGCGGTGGGGAGACCTACCGCCCTTTTCTTTTCCAGTTACCCCGTGAGGCTATGTGACTGACTTTTTATCATCCATACTGCCAATTAAAGGCACGTATTGCACGGTAGGAATCCGCGCTGGAGTTGTCCGGCAGAATTTCCACAACACAATAACTGACGTAGACGTGGTTGGTGCCTCGCTATCAGCTATGGGCGTTGATGCTTACTTTGCATTGGCATCTTTCCAAGATGCGTCTAGTCGTAAAGCCGAGAATGCCAGCTACCTACGTTCATTTTTCCTTGACTTGGATTGCGGTACGGGTAAACCCTATGCCGATCAAGCCGCAGCGGCGCAAGCCCTTAAGATATTTCTCGTTGCCACTTTGCTACCGGAGCCCTACATTGTTAACTCGGGCGGTGGGCTGCATGTGTACTGGCCTTTGACCGAAGATGTGCCCGCAGAAGATTGGCGCGTCCACGCTAAGGCATTGAAGCAACTGTGTACACAACACAACCTACATGCCGACCCTGCGGTCACTGCGGACTGCGCCCGTATCCTACGCATACCTGACACCAACAACTTCAAGAATGGCACTGTACGTACGGTTCAGATTATGGTTGTGGGGCAGGCGACTGACTTGGACGTATTTACTGCACTGCTACCCGAACCGCCAGTAGACCTATCCGCAGCTAAGTTGTTTGGCATGGACGATGCCACTCGTGAGTTGGTAGGTGGGGAATACCCTAAGTGCGAGTTCAAGCGCATCGTTATTCAAAGCCTTACCGGCACCGGCTGTGCGCAGATTAAGTATGCAATAGACAACGCAGCTACCTTGGAGGAGCCGCTATGGCGGGGAGCCCTATCCATTGCAACGCGCTGTGAGGACGGAGCCACCGAGATACACGCGCTCTCCGATCAATACGCAGGCTACACCCCTGAGAACACCGAAGCCAAAGCTGCCGAGACCAAGGGCCCCTACACATGCGACTGGTATCGCAACAACTACCCTGACCGCTGCAAGGGCTGTACACAGAAGGTATCTACTCCCCTGCTGATTGGCAGGATTGTGGAGGAGTCTGAGGTAATAAACGATCAGTACATGATCGAGAAGCCCGAGGATGAATCATCCCCCGCAGTTGTACTAAGCATACCGGCGTACCCGTTCCCATACTTTCGTGGGGCTAACGGCGGGGTGTTTCGTAAGGTGCGTGACGCCGATGGTAACGAGGGGGAGATTGAAATTTATCGAGATGACCTGTACTTAACCGAAAGGTTCTTTGACTCCGATGAACACGGTAACGGCGATGGGGA